ATCCTTCAACTAGGTTAGTCGCTTCGTCGTCGCCTACACAATTTGTAGGTGATAGGTTACTAGTCAACGATAAATTCCCTGCTGTGATGCAGTGTTGATCTCCGTCCAGTGTCATGTATCCAAGATTGTTCTCCATCTTTTGCCCAGATCCGGCATCAGAGCCAGGGCGATAGAAAAAGACCTTGTCAGCGTCTGCGATATCATCTTGCAAAGTAGGGGATACGGTAACAGTACCGGCAGCGAATGAGCTCACTGTATATCGAGTATTTGTTGCGTCTCCTGCAATATGCATAATGTCACCGGCCTGAGGGTCTGTTGTCCCTCCGGTTATTGCTATTGTCGTATCTGGTGCTGTTTGCGCCCCGTCAATTACCCAATTATATGGCCCAACAACTCCATCATTTGCAAAAGTGTTATTCAAACCTAAGAATTCAAAACTAAGACCTGGGGCTCCGCCTGGTGCAACGTCTAAGCTCATTGTATTCACTTGCTCACCTGATAAGCGAATAAAAGACCCTTCGGTATTAACTTGGCTCATCCGCTTCTCAATGGTGAAACTTGTTGGATAACTTCCGCCGTTTTTGGCGTAAGTTTGTGTAAGAGTTGCGGAAACTGTGCTTTCTGCTGCGAAGCTTTGAGAGTCTGAAATCTTACCGATTTTAACAGACAAGCCAGAACTTAAAACTTCAACGACTCTAAAAATGTCATTCATTGCTGAGGAACTGAAACCCGAAACCTTAATAGGGCCGTTTACAATAACATCCGCAAAAGGGGTACCGCTTCCGGCAGCAATTGTACAAGTGCCATCGCCGTTATCTGTACTTGTTACAGTCACCGAATAAGTATCTGTAGTCAAAGCACTCTGACGCAAAAGAGATAAGAAAAAATCATTGTATGCGCCTTTTTCTACTTGAGAAGAAAAGCCACCGGTTAAGGTTCTAAGCTGTCGAACCGTCGAAGCTTTCATCCCATCAGATGCGATATCTCCGTCAAATTCTGTAGGTAATTGTGATTCAAAACTTTCTGACGCTGCTTTAATTTTGTAAACGCTTCCAGAAGTAGGTACACTTCCTGCGGTTGTTTCTTTGATGTATACGATCTCGGTTTGAGATCCTCGTGCAATTGATTCTGCCATTTTTAGCTCCTTGGATTCTGGTGATGGTTGTAAGGAATCAATACCACAACCTCATACCGATTATCTGTTACTCCTAAATTTTGTATTCTACCTGTTTCGGTGTGAGTAGCTCCGAAAAAGGTGTTAGAAAAATGATTATTCAAATTGTCAGCATATTGTAGCAGTGTTCTTGTCCCTGTGCCATCAGCTTTGCCCACAATTCTAATTGAAAATAAGCCAAAAGTGTTCACAAGTCCACCGACACCCGATTCTATTTTTATTGAATCCGCAGGTTGAACACTTGGCACAATATAAACGCTATTTGTATCTGATTCTTTCTGTAACGTGTTTTCCCACAGTATGGGCGTACTTGTCCAAAAAGAACTTAAAGCGGATTCTAGATTATTTTTAATCTCTAAGTAATTCATGCGATTTTATTCCGGACTTTCTGAATTGCTATCTGTACCGCTTTTGACAACATGAATTTACCAACTCTACGTCCTGCTCCGAATTCTACAATCTTTGCGTATCTGACAGCAGTTGTAAAATATAGAACGCCGGAGAAGTCTTTTAACTGCTCTAACTTCTTTGCATTCTTTTCTATCGTTTTTCGTTTTATTTCCGCAGCTGCTTGTTCTGATATTCTTCGATTGGAAACTGTCGGAACGTAAGAACTGGGCCGGTTCGCTGAAATAATCCAACTACCTACAAGTCGTCCGGTGTCTGTCGGTGTTGTTAAAATTGTTTGTCTGTTGATGGACAACATAACGCCCCTAGTTGCTTTGCTTGGAGCTGCGTTAGTCTTTTCGACATACTTATTTAATGTGTTTTGTAGTCGGGCAAGATCCATGCTAAGCATTGTTGACCGCCTCGACTTTACACTCTGTCATGATTTGATTTGTTTTTGGTATAGGCTGCACCTCAAGCACTCGATACACTTTTGAGCCCACAGTGATTTCGCTGTTCGGCGGTACTTCGCTGACTGTGTCTAATAAGAGTCTAAGCTCACCGGCTTTTATTTCTAATCCTGTGGCTTGTCGTTTGTAAACTGATAAGTAAGCTTTTACAGTCTCATTAGTTGAATATGTAACTGTAGCTGCTCCGGTGGCTGCGTTGTATGTAGTGGTAGGATTGAACTTTAATGATACGCTTGATTCAACAAAGTCATCAAAAGCATTCAAAATACTGTTTTTCATTTTAACGAATGCTTGTTTCATTGTTTAGGCTCTTTCTAATCTTAAAATCCTAGCACCGCCAGGTCTTCCGACGATTAAGCCGGTTAGGATTGTATCAATAAAAGAAAAATCATCCGGTAACTGCTGACTATTCTTAGGATTGAAAAATTCCTGTTTGCCGAGTCCTTCGAGTTCCTGACTTTTAACGTTTGTACTAGGCACTGGATCTAGTGTCGTTTGACTCTCTGCTCTTATTGCATACTCATATACAGCTTGTTGCACTTGTGCCGGTATTGCTGTTTTGCTTAATTCCGTTCCTGCAAAATCCTTTGCTCCGTCCTGTGGCCAATGCAAAGCTTGAGTACTGACCGCTTTTTTCTGTGTTTTCCAGTAAGCCCTATAACAATTATCGAGCCAACTAGTAGCACGTATCAAGGCAACCTGAGCTGCCGATTCAGATAGAACCGACAGCCCAAGATTCTCACGATATTGGTTTAGTTCAGCGACGCTAGCATAAGAGTTAGCCCCACTTGCTGACACCGTCGAATTAAACACAATTGCCATGTTATTTAGCCTTTCTCAATACGTGTTTAGCAAATTCGTCATGATCGTTTTCAAGTTCAAAATAATGAACGTGCTTGATCTCGTCGTACTTTGCTTTTTTGACTTCTCCCCGAAACATGAAGGATGCAACACGAACGTCCACACGCCTTTTCTGCTTAACCGGTTCTAAGTCTTTTAGTTGTTTCTTTTCAGCCATGTTTATTCCTTACACTGATAAGTTGTGAAGTGCTCCGTGCTTGCTTTCGTGACCGAAATCAATTCCGATTTTAGCGAAAACTTCGCCAATCTCACCTTGACCTACGTTTGCAGTAGATCGGAATGAGATTTGTGGTAAGCCTGGGGTAGTGTTTGAAACACCTTCACAGTGACCCATATCAACAGCTAACAAAACGCCGTTTGGTACAAGGTCATTGTATACAAGCTTTACAGGTGGCATACCTGGAATAACTAGCTCTAGCAAGTTGATACCGCCTCGGCTCTCACTTCTTGGCTGAACTCCGTAAAGTGTATTTATGTCCATCAAAAGATTGGATCTGCACATAAAATACATGTCCTCCATGTCAGCACCGTTATCAAGCATAGACTCAGCTAGGCTTTCGATCAAAGGCTTGGAGATTGCAACCGCCGAAGCGTCGATCTTGTTGGTGCTCAAAGCTGTGTAAAGTCCGTTGACTTGGAAAGCTGTAGCAGGATTACTTGATCCATCCTGACCAGTTCCGTTAATTATTGAGTATTCAAAATCTCTCTTCATTTGCTCTAGATGAATCATGATTTGCTTTTGAAACTCTTGCATAGCGAAGATATCGCCGTCGATAGCGTTACCGCTGATTGATCTATCAGAAAGCTTTAGATCTGAAAATCTGACACCTTCACGCATTACTTGGCAATAATTTGTGTTCTGTGTAGTTTGGTAAACTGTGCTAGTAGCAGCGTTGAAAGTATCGGACTCACTTACGACCGCCTGGGAGGCCGAATCAAGCGAATAAGACTGGCTCATATTGAACTTCATCGCCCCGACTTCTCGAAAGGGGGATTCTTCGCCTCTCTCTAGTGCTCCCATTCCCAAAAGACTGGAAAAAGGGTACTTTCTTTGACCGATTCCGATCCATTCACCTTGATAATTGGCTAGGTTGGTGATTAACCCACTTGCTGTAGTTGATGCCATTTTTTTACTCCTTTTATAAGTTTATTCCGGCGTTAATCGCCTTCAACCTAAATTTTTGTATTGCGTTTTTATTTCCGCTGAGTACAGCCTCTTGATACCCTTTGCGTATTTCTCGCTCTTGAGTTTTAGAAGTTTGTACCTTGTTGATTTGTCCTCTAATCCCAGAACCCTCGAAACTTGCTCCAGAGCTTGCATCCTTACTAGCCCAAGAATTAGATTTTAGATAATCCTTGAAATAATCTTCAATGCTTATTCTGTCGCCCGTCATGGGGTCAATTTTTGGAGTTCCGTCCACGTCCAGAACAAATGCACCTCTGTCATCAGAAGCTATCTGTCCCTCGAAGAGTTTTACGCACTCTGAGCGCATTCCAACCGCCTCCGCTGCTCTTGCTGTTTGTTGCTGCATTTTCAGCTTTGCGTTTTGCTGCCTCTCAAAGCTCATTTGATCCTGCATAGCTTTTAATGCTTTTTGCATCTCTAAAAGCTGCGCTGAATCTTGTGGGTCTTCGTTCTTCTCTTCTGGTTTCACTGCTTTGCTGTTTTCAGATTTTAATATTTCGATCTGCGCCTTGATTCGCTCCGCTTCCGCTTTTGCCTCTCTTTCGGCTTTTCTCTGATTCTCTAAAGTTCTTAAAAGTGGTGACGGGTCATAGAATACTTTTCCGTCTTCCTCTACTAAAAACTTCTTATCATCTTCGTTTAGTTCGTTAAAATCTTCAACGCTATAAGCTGTTAAAACTTTAGACATAGTGTCACTCCTTGGCATCTCGCCAGTTTTGGGATTTTTGAGCGTCTCGCCCGTTTTGGTTTTTTGGCATCTCGCCAG